GAGACAGAGCTTACCAGCATTCTCTCCGAGCAGATTGCTCTTGAGATTGACCGCGAGATCCTTGCTGACCTCGTGAACGGTGCTACAGCCGGTACATACTACTGGTCCCGCTCCCCAGGTCTCTTCGTGAACCGTGAGACTGGTGCCGAGGTTGGTGCTTCTGCTGCTGCTCCAGACTTCACTGGTACAGTGTCCGAGTGGTACGAGACACTCGTTGAGACCATCAACGATGTTTCCGCTCAGATTCACCGTAAGACTCTTCGCGGTGGCGCTAACTTCATCGTCTGTGGACCAGAAGTTGCCAACGTGCTTGAGTTTACTGCTGGCTTCCGTGCTAGCGTTACTGCTGACGACGAGACTGGCTCCATTGGTGCCGTCAATGTCGGTTCCCTCAGCAAGAAGTTTGATGTCATCGTTGACCCATACTTCCTCCGTAACGTGATCCTCGTTGGTCGTCGTGGTAACAGCTTCCTTGAGAGCGGTTATGTGTATGCTCCATACGTCCCACTCCAGACAACACCAACCATCTTTGGACCTGAAGATTTCGTCCCACGTAAGGGCGTTATGACTCGCTATGCCAAGAAGATGGTGCGTCCAGACATGTATGGACTTGTCGTTGTGCGCGGTCTCATTGGTGAGACTGGTTCCTGATTCTAGTTACTAGATAATGGACAAATAACCCCCGGTGTAAAAGCCGGGGGTTTTTTATTATTATTACACTATTTATTGTAAAGGAGAGTTCATTATGAATATTCGTAAGCGTAAAGCCCTTAAGCTTCGTGCCGCCGCCGCTAAGGTGGCACCTGTAGAGGTTGCAGAGGTTGCAGTTGAAGTTGCTGCTCCTGTTGTTGAGAAGGCTGAAGAGCCAGCAGTCGTGGAGGCACCAAAGCCTAAGCGTCGTAAGACAACAACAACACGCAAAAGAAAAACAACTGAAGAGTAAAATCTTCTAAATAATTTTCTTTCATTCGTCAAGCCCCCTACCTTGCGTAGGGGGTTTTATTTTTTGAATACTAATTACTGAGAAGGAACTATATCTATGCCAACTAGACAAATAAATCCAATCTCTGAAACCAGCACTGTAATCCTAACATCAACAGGATCCGCTGATGCAGTTGCGGCTGCTGTTCCATTTGGTATCTATACTGGTTCTGCTGATTTTCTTAGTGGTGCCGCTTTGCAGGTTGCTTATGTTTATAAAAAACTCGGCGGTGATGTTGTTGATATTGAGCTAACACCAGCAAATGTTTATTCTGCTTATGAAGAGGCAGTATTAGAGTATTCTTATATTATCAATCTTCATCAAAGTCACAATGTTATGTCAGATTTTCTTGGCATGACTACAGGAACTTTTGATCACAAAGGTGAGATTAAGACCGGTCCATCAAATGTAAATCTTAAGTATCCTAGATTTCAATTCGCTTATGCTCGTCGTGTTGGCGACGCTGTTGCAACTGCTGCAGGCTTTGGTGGAACGACTCCAATTTACTCAGGCTCTTTTAAAGCTGTAAAAAATCAACAAGATTATGATTTACAAACAATTCTTTCATCTGCATCAAGCACTGGATTAGATGATGGTGGTAATTCTGTGCCATTTAGTGGTGCTGTTGGTGACAAAAGAGTTATTATTACCAAAGTTTATTACAGATCCCCAAGAGCTATGTGGAGATTCTACGGCTATTACGGCGGTGTTGGTGTTGTAGGAAACTATTCAACTTATGGTCAGTTCTCAGATGACTCTACATTTGAGATTATTCCAACTTGGCAAAATAAACTTCAAGCCATTATGTATGAAGATTCTCTTTATACTAGAACCTCTCATTATTCTTTTGAAATCAAGGACAACAAATTGAGATTATTCCCCAAACCAGATCAGTATGGTTTTGGTGATGGGCTGGATGATCGCATTTGGGTTAATTTTTATGTAGATCAAGGGGACGCCTGGGAGCAAAACGATAGATATGACGATGGCACAAATGGTATCAACAATATGAATACTTTGCCTTTTGATAATGTACCATTTCAAAACATCAACGCTATCGGTAAACAGTGGATTAGAAACTATGCGCTTGCTCTTTGTAAAGAGATGCTTGGTCAGATTCGTGGTAAGTTTACAACAATGCCTATTCCTGGTGAAAGTGTAACACTTAACCATTCAGAGTTGCTTTCCCAAGCTAAAGACGAACAAGAAAAACTTAAGGCTCAACTAATGGAACAGTTGGATAAGATGAAGTATATTGATCTAGCCAAGAACGATCAAGAAATGACAGACGCCGCCGCAGCCGCTCTAAAAAATTCACCTCTACCAATCTTCGTAGGATAATTTTTGAATGCCCGACAATAAATGGTCTAGACCCGCAGCGCCCCCTCCTCCACTCTTCTTTGGAAAGAAAGAGCGTGATCTAGTAAAGCAAGTCAATGATGAACTCATTGAAAAGGTTATTGGGCAACAGATTCTTTATTATCCTATTGATTTAGAAACAACACGCTTTCATGAATTATATGGCGAAGCAATTGAAAAAACATTTCTTCCACCAATCAGGGTTTATGCGCTTGTAGAGTTCACAGAATTCTCCACAAAATATATGGAAAATGTTGGCGTTGATGCAGAGTCAGAAATTCAAGTTCATTTTCACAAGCGCAGACTTGAGGAAGATCAAGATCTTTACGTTCGTGAAGGTGATTTTGTTTTGTATGGCGACAAGTATTATGAGATCGTAAAACTTAGCAAGCCAAAAAATCTATTTGGGCAAGTAGAGCACTCTTTTGAGATTGCTGCTAAATGTCGTAAAGCAAGAAAGGGACTTTTTGATGCTACCTAAAAATTTCGACTTTGCTCAAATTCCAGCAGGAACAGAATTGAATTTGAGAGAAATAGGCATGCTATCTTCAACCATTGAAGATATTGATGCGGCAGTTTTAAATTGGCTCAAAGAGGACTTAGAATTGCACGCTACAACCAATGAGGGGTGGAAAAAGGTTCCTGTATTTTGGCAGACACCAGAAAGAGCATTCCAGGTCAAAAACAATAGAGATCTCAGAGATGATTCAGGATCTATTATTTTGCCTGTAATTAGTTTAGAAAGAACTGGTATTGTAAAAGATCCTAACAGAAAAGGTGGATTCCAAGCGAATTTGTATTCTAAAGATAAGAACGGCAGAACAGGAAGAATGGTTATCGCTAAAAAGATTGTTAAGGATAAGACAAGAAACTTTGCCGTTGCGTCAAACATCAGTGCAGGAACCTCTACCGGCGGTGCAACGCAGCCTTACTATCCAAGAACTAATTCTAAAATTATTGTTAAATCTCTTTCAATTCCAATCCCTATCTATATCAACGTTGATTATAAAATTACACTAAAGACAGAATATCAACAACAAATGAATGAAATTTTAGCTCCTTTCATGACCAGAACTGGACAAATCAACTCATTTGTTTTACGTAGAAATGGTCATTTGTATGAAGTTTTTTTTGAGCAGGGCTTTACTCACAATAATAATGTCAATAATCTAGGTGAAGATGTAAGAATGTTTACTTCCGAAGTCACATTTAGAGTTCTTGGTTATTTGATTGGCGAGGGCGAAAATGATGACAGACCAATCGTTAGAGTGGAAGAAAACTTCATTGAAATTATGTATCCAAGAGAATCAACAGTGCCTGAAGACGAAATCACTTCCTGAACTAACAGACGATTTTCTATTACACATAAGACTTTTGATTTCGTTTTTACTATTTAATGTATAGTTGTGTTATAGCCTAACATCAATTCATAAAAGAGGAATTATAGAATGTCTGTTAAAAGCTTTAAATTTGTGTCTCCAGGTGTTTTCATCAATGAGATTGATAATAGTTTCAGATCTAGAACTGCCAATGCTATTGGTCCAGTTGTGATTGGTCGTGCTGGTCACGGTATTGCGATGAGACCGGTAAAGGTCGAATCATTTTCGGAATATATTGAAAATTTTGGTGATACTGTTCCAGGTAATGCTGGTGGCGATGTGTATCGTAATGGTAACTATCAATCTCCAATGTATGGCACATATGCTGCTAAAGCTTTTTTGAATGCTAATGTTGCACCTCTTACGTTCGTTAGGCTTTTAGGACAACAGTCTCCTGACAATGATGGAACCGCAGACGCACAAGCTGGCTGGAGAACAGAAAAGAATGATGTTCAGACTGTACCTAAAGATAGTGGCACTGCTGCTGGTGGTGCATATGGCTTGTTTATTGCTGATGGTGATGGTCCCGCTGCTAGCAATGGTCTCTTTACTGGAAGCGCAAATGGCTTCCATCTTGGTGCTGTTGTTTATGTGCAGAGTGGTTCCGCACAGCTTTCTGGAACAATTGCTGGTACTGCCTCTTATGGTGTTCAGGCTAGTTCTACAATCATCAAGAGTGATTCCAACGGTAATTTCAATCTAGTAATCAGTGGAGCAACTAATGGTGAAGAGAAATACAAGATTAACTTAAATGACGGAAGCGCAGATTTTATTCGCAGAAGATTGAACACTAATCCACTATTATCATCTGACCCAGGAACATTTTATGCTACCACTTCTTATGAGGATTATTGGCTTGGTGAAACATTTGAGCAGTACCTTAGAGATAAGACTCTCGTAAGTGGACAGTTAGTTGGCTTTATTGCTGGTATTTCTTCTGGCAGTGCCGCCACAGATGGACCACACCAGATGAAAGGTGCCCCTTCTCAGGATGCTATCGCTGGATGGTTTATTGGTCAGGATCTTGGTAATTATGCTTCCTTTGACGCTGCCAATGCTAAAAAGCTCTTTAGATTTATTGGTAGGGGACATGGCGAGTGGTTACATAAAAATGTAAAGGTTTCCATTGAGCAAATTCAGCAGTCCAACACCACTACTGATGAGTATGGTACTTTCTCTGTTGTCCTTCGTCATATCAACGATAACGATACAGCCATTCAAGTTTTAGAAAGATTTGATGGATGCAATCTCAATCCTTCTTCTCCAAACTTTGTTGCTAGAGTTATTGGTGATATGTATGAAGAGTGGGACAATACCGAGCGTAGACTCAAGAGATATAATTCTTACCCTAATAACTCTAAGTACATCAGAGTTGATATGAGCGAAGAAGTTGTTGAGGGTGGTTTGAATCCTACGCTTCTTCCTTTCGGGTATTTTGGTCCTCCAAAGTTTGCCGACAGTGGGAACCTTCTTATGTCTTCCGGAACACCAGCTTATACATTCTTGAAGATTGGTTCTGAGCTTCCAGGCTATGCCGGCAGCATTAGCATCTCCTCTTCTTTTAGTGCCGCAGCTTCATCTGCTAGCTTCTTCTATCCTGAAGATGCACTAAGAAACAAAGCAACTGATGGTGGAATCAGCGATCAAACAAAAGCTTACTTTGGATTTAGAACAACTAGAGAAGCTACCAGTACTGCTATCGATAGAAGTGTTGCCGATTCGCATCGCTTACCATACGCAGCATTAGGAAATTCCAATAACGTTCCTACAGATACTACTGCTGCTTCTTACAATACAGCAACTTCTAACATTGCTGGCTATTCTTATGTCTTTACTTTGGACGACATTAGTGGCTCTAGTGCTTCTACTCCAATCTATCAGTATGTTTCTGGCTCCCGACAGTTAGGCACAAGTACTACTGCTCGCGGTACTAATACATATGAAACACTTCTTGATGCTGATATCAATAGATTTACTGCTCCATTCTGGGGTGGTTTTGATGGTGTTGATATTGTGAAGCCAGATCCCTTCTATAATGCCGGGCTCTCTTCTGCTACTGACGAAAATAGCTACTCTTTCTACACGATCAAGCGCGCAATTGATACAGTCGCTGATCCAGAGGCTATTGATATGAATCTCCTTTCAGTGCCAGGGTTGACAAACGATACTCTTACTGGGCACATGATTGATGTTTGCGAAGAAAGAGCAGATGCAATGGCTGTTATCGATCTTTCTAATGTTTATATCCCTCCTCATGAGGCTTATTACGCCGATAGAACAAGTAGAATCCCTGCCAATCCAAAGCAGAGAACAACAGACCTCAAGAATCGCAGAATCGATTCTAGTTATGGTAGCACTTTTTATCCTTGGGTTCAGACAAGAGACGATAATGGTCAGCTTGTTTGGGTTCCGCCTTCAGTTGCAATGATGGGTGTTCTTGCTAGTTCTGAAAGAGCCTCTGCTGTTTGGTTTGCCCCAGCTGGGTTCAATAGAGGTGGCTTGAGTGACGGTGCTGCTGGTATTCCAGTGACAAATGTTTCTGAGAGATTGATTTCTCGCGACCGCGATACTCTTTATGAGGCTCGCATTAATCCAATCGCTTCTTTCCCATCAACAGGGATTGTTGTCTTTGGACAGAAAACACTTCAGGCAAGACCATCTGCTCTTGATAGAATCAATGTTCGTCGCCTTGTCATCTATCTCAAGAAGCAGATTTCTATTGCATCTTCTCAGATTCTATTTGAGCAGAACGTTGAGGCAACTTGGAATAAGTTCAAGGGCTTAGTTGAGCCAATTCTTTCCAATGTCCAAACTCAGTTCGGTATCACCGGCTATCGTTTGATTCTTGACAGCACAACAACCACTGAAGACTTGATCGATCAGAACGTTCTTTATGCGAAGATTATGATTAAGCCGGCTCGTGCCATTGAGTACATTGCAATTGACTTTGCTATTCTCAACACTGGGGCTTCTTTCGACGACTAATAAATTATTGGGGGTGAAATTCCCCCATCTACACTATTTACAGATAGAATATTTATAGGAGACAACACCAATGGCTTTTTGGGGTTCAGATTATCAGAATACAGGATTATTAGATCCTAAGAGAAAATTTAGATACATTCTGCAAATTAACAATTTTGATGTTAGCACAGATGGTGAGGCTGGTAGCGTAACTACTTCAGAAATTTGGTACGCCAAAACTGTTACACGTCCTTCTTTTACAATTGCTGAGACAGAGCACAATTACTTAAGTCATACTTTCTACTACCCAGGCTCTGTAAAGTGGGATCCAATCGACATCACTATGGCAGATCCGCAGTCTCCTAACGTTGCTTTAATGCTTTCCAGAATTATTAACGATGACGCTGGTTATAAGGTTCCGGTCAACACCAATGTCAAGAACACAATGTCGAAAGCTAGTGCTGTCACTGCTTTAGGTGGTGTTGTTATTAGACAAATCGATGCAGATGGCAAAG